GGAGCATAATTATTAATAGACGACAAAGCTTGGTTTTCTTGGTAAAGTCGAATTAACTCTTGATCATTAGCAGATAGATGAGGAGTATTAGCCAAAGACTTATCTAGCTTCTCTTCAATAATTTGTTGATGTTCTTTTAATTCTTCAATGCTTGCTAAAACTTTAGTTAGGTCAACATCAACTTTTTCAGATTGTTCTTTTTTAGGGTTACGCTTAACAAGTTTATCTGTTTTACAATCAATATGTACATGATCCGTCTTGTTAATTTTCGGAATAACCACATCAAAGATAAAGTCAATGAATTCCATTGGACCAGAATTAATACAATATTCAGTTAAAGCATTTAATTCTACTAAGTAACATGACTTGCCTAAATAGATTTTATATAAGCTTGGTAAATCGTCTTTATGAATAGATGTCTTTAAGACTAATCGACAATCCAACGCAAAATTATTACTCATTGATTTTTGATAGTTAACCTCGTCAAATACTGGAGAAGCTAATAGTTTCCAATCTACCCAGTACTTGCCATTATAGCTAACTACATATACGTATGTATCATGATAATTAAATTCAAACATAAACTTCCTATCCTATTCTTTTGTATAAATTTCTTCTAGTGTTAAGTGCAACACCCTACATAAAGTAGGCAACTCGTCCACCTTAAAAGAACGTTTCCCTTGCTCCTTTAAAGCATAGACACTTCGATGGCTTAGATTTAAGCTATCCGCTAAATCTTGCAGTGTAAGGTGTTGTTTAGTTCTTGCAGTTTTAATTTTTTTCAGATCTATCTTTTTAATAATTAACACCCTCCTTCAACAATATTAATGTTATCACAACGATTACTTTTAGTCAAGAGAAAAAGGATAAGTTTTTACACTTATCCTTATTTACTACTTATTATGGTGGAACCAACTAATATCTTTATCAAAGAAAGCGATCATATCATTTGAAAGATACAATAGATAAGTTACAAATAATACCCAGTTAGCATCACCTTGGAATGCTGTTACACCCCAAAGGATAACTGACATCACCCCTTGAATGGTCCAGCAGTAGTAAGATTCACTAAATCTTAGTGTGGTAAGTAAGGAGCCTGTAATACCAATAGTTGCCGCAATTGAGTCGATCCAAGGACGGGGACTAATAAACCAATGAGTATCAGAGTAATAAAGAACAGCTAGTACTACTACAAAGAAAAGGATCGTAAGCACCCAGTTACGCAACCCTTTACCCTTTTCATGCAAGAATCGCACTTTCTTATCTACGTCTTTAGCCCAACTAGGCATTAATAAGACGGGTAGATCTAAAGTAATAATATAAACAGTTTGAAGTAATACGTCATTAAAATTCTTGGCTTGAATAGCAACAAAAATATAAATAAGTGCTGAAACTAAACCCAAAACCCCATTAAGTGGCTTAGCATTAGTAATTGAAAGAGTACAAGTAAACCCTAATACCCCAGCAAAAAGAGTAGCAATAGTAACAGCGTTAAACTGTCCCCCACCGATCGTCATCCCAACAATTAAGCCAAGCCCGAGAATTAATAAGAAATAAGAACGAGTTGACCACCCTTTCATCTGCGATAGATACCAACTAGGTTTTAATACACTATACCATGCAATCTTACTATCTGTGCTTACTGCATTATCCACTAACCATCCACTCCTTAATCTTTATTAGGTCTTACCATAGTAAGCCTTGTCCGCTTAGTGGAAACTAAACATCTTGTCTATTATATCAAAAAAGAGACCTGAATAACAGGTCTCCATAGCTAATATTTTAATTTAGCATTCTTTGACTTCAAAGTCTTTCCGCAATAGCTTTAATTACAGAAATAACAACTGTATTATCCACCCTTACGTCAACTACCACCGACTAAAGTCACGGGTTTTCTACCTAATTAAACCAATAACTACTTGATAAATCATTACTCCATACAGGTAACATAGGAACAGACTAATTAGATTCCCTAGATACCATCCTATGTAATCTTTAGTACCATTTAAGTAGTAATTAACCTTATAGTAGCTAGAGTTTAAGTCTGAAAGGCATCCAACTGTTAAGAATAATAACAAAGTACCTTTTAATTCTTGTCCGATTCCTGCTACATGAGCTAAACCCCATAAGAGAAAGAACACTATAATTTCAAGTACCCAGCTAGTTAATAACAAGTATACTCGACCCTTGAAAGTCGATAAATTGTAAGTATCATCTAAGATACCGAAATTATCATGATCTTCTTCATCAAGCTGTTTAAATGGATAAGCAATTCTTTTAAAAAGCGACTTTAAATCATATAAACCAAAACTAATCAGCCAAACTAGCAGTAAAATAATTGCAAAAACTTTGATCAATTAAAACTCCCCTAACTTTGATATGTATTAATTATACCATAGTTAGGGGAGAACTAAATACGTAATAAAGAAAATAGGGTAGGAAGGAATCGAACCCCCGTCCTTGCATGATCTACCATTGAACTACTACCCTTATACTGCTTAGAACATTCACAGTATATTCCAGCAATTGCATTTATACTCGTTATTATTTTAGATAGGGTGAGTAACAGTTAACTAACCCCTATCTCGTTCTTACTTCAAGAACTGAGAAGAAAAGGGCTTTTAATTCTCGTAATAAAAGCCTAAACACGGTTCTTGTTTACATATACCATAATGGTAGGACGGAGGATACACTCCTACCACCCCGTAGGGACTTGCACCCTAATACTTTACTTACAGATACAACACTCATACAGGTTGACTTCCCATTGTGTATATCTTTTACCTACTAGACCTGTAACTAGAAGGAGTCCGAAGACGAAAGTAAAGCGCCCTAATGAACACGAGGTACGGTCCTAGAGAGACTCGAACTCTCAATCTCACGGGAGACAACCGTGCATCATAGCCAGTTAGACCTCGATCTACACACTAATTAAAAATTAGCGGTTTCTGGGAACATCTAGTAGTATTTAGGATATTACAAGTGTATTCACTAAACCTAACTTACAGAACTAGACTATCTTACCGTGGCTAGATCTTAACCATAAATATATTATGGCACTATTTAACAATAATGTCAATTTATATTTAATTCTTTTAATCCTCTATTTAGAATGTTAATTGAAGCATTAATATCTCTATCATGATGTTTATTACATTTAGGACAAGTCCATTCACGTACATCTAGTGATTTCTTACCAGAGTGGTAACCACAATTAGAGCATATCTGTGAAGTGTAATCGGGGGAAACTACCACTAGCTTCTTACCATACCACTTACATTTATACTCCAACATTTCTCTAAATAAGTACCAACTGTTATTAGTAATACTCTTAGCTAGATGATGATTTTTAAGAAGGTTCTTGGTTTTCAAATCTTCTATTACAATCACATCATAGCTCTTTACTAATTCAGTTGTTATCTTATGTAAGTAATCCTTACGCTTATTAGCTATCTTAGCTTGGTAGCGGGATTTAGCAACTCTAGCTTTCTGCCAATTAGAATAATCTTCTAATTCCATCTTAATATCTTTATGGTTATGGTTCCATTGTCTTACTCTAACTAAAGCTCTGTGTTTACGCTTAGAAAAGCGTGATTGAGCTTTATTAGCTTGTTGTTCATACCAACTGGCTTCAAACTTAGGATATTTATAACCATCAGAAGTAATAACTAAGTCTGCTACTCCCATATCTATTCCAACAACAGCACCAGTCTTTTCTAGTGGCTGGATACTAGGATCATCAACAATTAAAGATAAGTAGTATCTACCAGTAGGATCTAAAGTAACTGTGTATCTTTTAATCTTACAATTAGCTAATCTAGTAGTTTTACTAGTTTTAATTGAGCCTAGTTTAGGTAGTCTCATATAACGTTTAGCTATAATATGACAACCTCCACGACTACCATCACCAGTATAAGACTGTTTAGCAGACTTACGAGACTTAAACCTAGGATAGCCACCTTGGTGTTTAAATAACATCTTAAAGGATTGGTTTAAGTAATGATTAGATATTTGTAAACTTCTAGCCTCACTTTCTTTCAAAAAGGGGTACTCAATTTTTAGTCGCTTTAGTAGATAATTCATATCATATTCACTAACAAAATAGGAACTAGGATTGTTCTGATAACGTGTCTTAGCCATTGCTAACATTTGATTCCAGACAAAGCGATCATTACCAAACATTTGTAATAATTGATCCCATTGTTTAATGTTAGGATATAAGCGTAACTTTACTCCTTTTAACATTAATTTCACCTCTTTTCATCTATAAACGAAGTATAACTTCGAAACTTAAAAGAAGTCAATATAAAATAAAAAAAAAACTATAAGCCAAACGACTAAAGTCGCAAAAACTTACAGTTTTTTAATGCTAAGCTATAATAGTTAAGGGAGACCATCGTTTGAGACCTTAACTTCCCCTAGGTTTTGCATCGTACTTAGCATTTCCGCATTGCTCACTAGGTAATAGGTTGCCAAGCCTACTCTTACTGTCTTTTTAACGTCTGGATGAGGTATTCGTGCCAGACACTATGCAAAGTCGCACACTTTTACCCTCGATTAACTGGGATACCTTTTCGCCGATCCCACACTTAGCCTCAACTAATTCATGTTCCCGGCGTGTTTACTGTACTGTTCGCATGAGCCTACAGTCATCAACTGCTTACTCTACGCCATTAATATCAGCAACTAGTTACTGATTTAGCTTAACAAGGAGCTACCTTATCAAGCTAGTGGGTAAGAAAGGAGTCGAACCTTTCGTCTTGGGACTAATTATTTAATGTAGCTACCCCAATCATTCTACCACTAAAGTATTACCCAATTGATACTTATTTTCATTACAGTGATTTTTACTTGCCTGTTGAAAAACATCACCAAAAGTCGCCATGCAAGTTGACTATAGCTAGAAACCAATCAAGAAAAGACCAACACTATAATCGAATTTGGTATTAATATCCCCGTAGTAACCCTAAGCTTAGTACACCCCAGCGCCAGTAGGACTTGAACCTACACTCACTTAGAATAATATGAAAGTCTGTTTAACATTAAGGTTTGAACTTTCAGTACTACTTTATAAATATTAACTGCACATCTGCCACAAGTTAAACATTCCCTTGCCGACCTGCCGACTGTTTCTTTTCTAGCCCATATTGAACATACGCTTAGGTAATTTTGTAAATGGTATATGAGCTATATACAGGAATACCAGAATTGAACTGATGTTAACGGAACCACAAACCGCTGTTCTACCGATTGAACTAATTCCTGCAACTAAGGTGAATTACTCAGTCATGAATGGCTTAGATTCTATAAACACTTAGTAGTATTTAGCAACTATTATTTTTAGTTGTTATTTAAATTATAACATACTTTAATTAAAATATATTACTTTAGTCACGTACTTTATACCAATTATGAATAAAATATAGACTCTTGACTCTTTTATGTAGCCTTTTATTTTTGCTATCTATTAGAATACTTTACCACGATAAGGTTTGTAGATTAAATCATGATTGAAATCGAACGATTGTAATTCACTTAATTTAATAATTCGAGTGTTTTTAATCATCATTAGGTTAAGCGGAGTAGTTATTTCATCATCTGGAATAACTACTAAATTAGGTTTATGAGAAGCATATAGCCAACCAGATTCCCAAGCAATACCTTCATCTGGTTCACTAGGCATATAAAGAGCAACGCCAATCGGATTAGATTTCATTGCCTCTAAGTCCATATTAACTGTACATTCTTGCCATTCAAAGTCGTCCATGACCTCTGGATGGTCATTAACATTAATATCATTGTACTGGTGGCTTAGTGGATGATGACTGTTAGCAAGATTAAAGGTTAAATTTCCTGCTAGGGCTTCTAACCCTTTCTCCATAAAGCGCATTTGATTATCACTAAACCATGAGCACTGAATATAAGCAGAAACCCCTGAATGATTAATACGATGCAAATCATAGTATTCCTTACCAGCCAACACTACTTTATACGGCTTGACCGTTGCTTTTTTAATAGTTGCCATTATTATAATCCTTTCGATCCTTTTCAGAAACATCTTGATAAGCCAAATTTTAAAGTTCTAAATCACTTAAATCAGAGTTAATGTGAAGTCCCCCTGCTTTCAAGATATTACCTAAACGACCAATATTCGTCAGTTCTTTATTATAATAACATATCTTACCACCAGTGGCAAACATTTTATTGATTTCTGTAGTAGGAATAAAACCTTCTGGCAGATAACACTTAGTCTGGTCTACTGCTTTAAGCAAGTCTGGATGAGCTTGATAATCTTTAACACTAATCCCTTTTTGCACTGTTTCTAAAGACATCACAATCATTTGACTAACTAAGTCATCAATCATTAAGTATTGATCGGTAATTCCAGCAAAGCGATAAGTATGCTCAGTAAAGCCAAAGTCAAGCTCAGTTCGTCTGTCATTACGATAGATCTTATTTTGTTTTTCCAACCGTTCCAACTGCTTATCAGAAATATCCCGGCAGTTAATTACTAACATACCGGGATACTTAACTCCAATATCATAGAGAACTTGATAAACACGTTGACGATTGTTATTCAACCGTCTTGTTACCATCTTGTTATTCTTCTCCTTCTGGTTCCTTTTCTACTTCCAAGCTAGGTAAATCTACGTCCAAGGTTAATTGAATTGTATAGTTTTCGTCATCGCTATTGTCGTAAGGACTTTGAACCACAGATTCTTCTGAAACTAAAGTAACTCCTTCTTCTTGATCAACAAGAGATTTAAGTTCTTCTAAGAACCACTTTTGGAAACCCTCTGGAGTAAGGTCAAGGACACTAGTTTCTAAGTTAAAATCACCTAATAGACCTAACATCGTTTCCTTAATAGTGTAGTCAATATAACCTTTATCTGAATACACACACGTTACTCTATTCTTAGAATATGTTAAGCGAACATAGCCAGTCTTAGTATCTTTATCAATAAAGCGTTCAAACACGGGTTTAACATCTTCACTCTTACCATGCAAAACACTAAAGTAAAAACGTTGAGCCATTAATTTGACTAGCTTCTTAACAGTAAATTTAACTTCTTTATCTTGGTATTCGGCAAAATATGGACTAACTAAGCTTTTCATAAAATCCCCCTAAGCTAACTTACTTGCTACTTTAATCAATTCAGAGGTCTTAGCTTGTTGAAGCTTAAGAACCTTACCTGTATCAGTTGTAATCGTTCTAATACCCTTAGAACGCAATTGACGTTTAACTTGTGCTTTCATTCCAGTCATGCTACTTTTCCTCCTCAAATTCTTGATACACGCCCATAGGATGTTTATTAGCAACATAAGCCTCAGCAGACGCAACAATTCCAGCTAGGATGTCGTCTAAGAATACATTACAGCTATTCTTACGTGCGTCTACCTTGCCGATAATTCCGGGCTTTACATGATCTAAATAGCCTAGATTTGAAATACCAATCCCACCGAAGATCTCAACACAACCGTGAGAAAGTGTCTCATCACACTGAAAAAGTCCCGAATCTTCATTAAGAATGTCAGCAAGATATTGATCTTCAATTCCTCGATCAGCCCACATATCAACATTAATACCTAATAGCAAAATGTTTTGAATTTCACGCTTATGTAACACATGGTAAACAGCGTCAATACATTCATCCAATTTAATATCTGGATTATGTTCTTTTTGTCCTGCATATACAAGCCCACCTAAAGACTCTACAGGAACGTTTCGTTTATCCAACAAGTCTAAAACGTGTTGATAAAGTGTCTTTTCGATTATTTCACGTCCTCTTCATACATTGATTTTAGGAAATTGTTGAAATCCCTAATACCTCGTTCCGTTGCTTGTTGTTTCCAAGCACTAACAACGTTATTGATAACTTGATCCATATTAGATAGGTCTGATTTCATGGGAAAATAACCTGTTAACTTCTTACCAATCACTTTTTTGTGCATTGCATTAACTAGAATTTCACCTTGGTAACCATCCGTAAAATATAAACCATCAAAGTTAGGATCTTTAAGAATTTCCTTTACCTGTTTCTCCATTCTTAACAACTCGCCCTTTAGATTATCAACTAATGGGTGTGGAGAAATAATTTCAAATTCCATATTTGCACCTTATTTCAAAAGCAACAGCATTCGATCCTCAGCTACATGAACATTTGTATCAAGCTGTAATTTTAACAGAGAGGTATCTACGTTGTGTTTTACCCCTGTTTCGGCTAATGGTACTAGAATTTCCTTAAAACGGCTCACAGCGCATTCTGGAGCTTTACAGACGGTATAAGCAACTGGACCATCAGAAAGTTGTCTGAATTTAACCAAACTGAATTCGTCCATCTGATCTCGTAGCTTATAAACATCTGAGTAAGGATTACTAATCAAATTTTCGATCATGTTGACCATTTCATAATTAGAATAGCCAATGTATTTGAACAAGTAATACAATTTTACATAATAAGTTTTGATTAACCAACTCTACCTTTCCACTGTTTAATTTTTGATACTTGAAAGTCATTCCATTCGTCTACCAACCTGTCTCCTTGATAAATTCTAACCAAAGGTGAGGAAGTCATTCCGTGACTTTCCATGTAATTGATAATATCCATTCGAGTCTCAGCCAAACGATCAACCAAAATCATCTTAGTAGACATCAACTGGGACAACTGTTTCTCCGTTAATTTACACTTCATACAATTAGGCGTATGAAAGATAATTGCATGATACATTCAATATTCTCTTTTCGTTGTTCAGATTTAATGACTTAATTATACTCCTTACTCTAATCCTAAATGCTGATTTTATAGCAAGAATTTTTTTATTTTTTTTTACTACAAAATGGTTTTAGCGGGTAAAAGTATGATATAATCTTTATAGTTGAAAAATATTAGTCTTTAGACTAGCTGTAATTCTCGAAACACTTTTCAGTGATTATCAGCACAGAACCCTGAGCTAGAAAAAGATTAATCATAAAAGAACCGACAACGATCCATGTATACATCACTGCTTAAGCATGGCTAGTCGGTGGGGAGGACTCCAACGGTAGTAGCAGGACTTAAGTTACCTCGTTTTGAAATCCAGAACGTTAGTAGGATGAGAGCGTTTATATGAAATGTTTTAACGATTCGATCATTGGTACAGCGCCTAGACCAGTCTGTCCATGTGGCAGAGAACGGCGAGGTTGGAGATCTTGATTCCAGAGCATTCCATATCCGAAGTAGGTTGATCACATCGATCAAACACAAGCTTAGGTGAAGAACACCTAAGGAGTAACAAATAACGTGCCCGGCTCCATACGGCTAAAACATGGAGATACTTTCGGACCTAGGGTAAGAATGGGTTAAATATGGATGTTATATCAAATAGCATATACAGGATCAAAACTAGTTTACCAGTCAATATCAATTTTTAATGAGGTAGCTATGGTAGCAGAAGTTAATTATTGCTGACTAACTTAATGTTAGTATTTCTGGTAAGCTAATTTTGTGGTATCTGTAATAGATATAATGACTTTTGTCTGCACGTAAGTGTGGTTTCATATTCAGGCTTAACTGCAAAGCTAAGTTAGAATAATGACAGTCATCTCTAGTACTTATTAGTACTTAATACTACTTATACTTTATTATTAGTAATACTAGTATATTAGTAATATTAGTTAGACTATTAAGCCCTAGGAGTTTCTGTTGTTGTTTTAACTTAGCCTTGTTTAGTCTGAGCTAGTACTAGGTATTAAGATAGAGGAAGATAAGGTAATAATAAGATAGAGTATGAAGTAATAATTACTAATCCTATTAATACTAAGGTATAAAGTAACAGAAAGTTAGAAATAAGATCTTAAGTAAGGATTGACTTCTAAGAATGATGAAGTTAAGATTTACACATAGCGTTACTTAACTAGATAAGATAGCAAGTAATGAATAAGATACAATGGAGATGAATAAAATGAGAAAGTTCTCACAACAAAATAAGTTTAACAGGTTGAAGAGAAGGATTAAGAGGTTAGATCCTATTAAATATCACCCTACTAGTTATCGAGACTACTTCCCCTGTATTGAAAATAATCTATTTATTATCAATAACACGGTTAGTAATTATAAACATAAGGGAAGTGAAACCTATGATTCTACTTTCCAATACTTTGTTTTAAGTCAAGGATCAGATAATTTCTTTACTAAGACTACAATTCAAAGTCCTAGTCTTATTAATACATATTTAATAAGTTTATTTCAAGGGCTAAGTTATATTGATATAAAGAGTAAGAGTAAGCGGATCGGTATTTATACTGATAATTCTTCAATTAGATCTTTTCTTGGAGGATTTGCTGATTCAGACTTAATTAATAAGCTTACTTATTACTATCCAATAGTTAATGATATTTTGAACTTATTAAAAGATAAAGAAGTTTATCTTGCTACTAGTGCATTAGTTAAAGGTAATATGATTTGTGAAAACTTAACTAGGGATAAAGAACCATTAGACTGGGAACCTACTATTGATATTATCAAGAATAAGGAAAAGAAGGAGACAAAATAAAATGAGTAAAGGAAAACGTTATTACGCTGTCGCTAGAGGATTTCATCCGGGGATTTATAATTCTTGGAAAAAGTGCAAACAAGAGATTGACGGATTTGGTGGAGCTAGATTCAAAGGATTTTATACCTTAGAAGAAGCTCAAAGCTTTATTGATGACTTTAATAATCGTCAATATAAACAAGTAGATAGTATGGATGGATTTAAGCATATTATTTACACAGATGGTGGTTTCAGATCATCTGTTAATCTAGGTGCTTATGCTTGGTCCTATTACAATAATGAAACTGGTTTAATTCAATATGGAAAGAAAGCCGTTCCTGATACTACTAACCAGATTATGGAATTAACCGCTTTATATTCAGCCTTAAGTCATTATAAAAACTTAGCTAATGAAAAGTTACTAATAGTAAGTGACTCTCGCTATATTATCAATATTTTTGCTTTACAATGGGTTGATAGCTGGGTTAAGAATGGTTGGAAACGGGGGAAAGATCCGGTTAAAAATCAACAGATTATTAAGCCTTTATATGAATTAGTTAAGTCGTTCAAAGACTTAAGTTTTATGTGGGTAAAGGGCCACAGCTATACTTTAGGAAATAATCGAGTTGACTTATTGGTTAACCAAGCAATGGATGAGTACTTAGAACAAAACTAGGAGAAATAAAATGTGGAAGAGAAACTTAGAAGATAAAAGAAGCCCTAAAAAGATTAAAGCTTATTATGCTGTTGCCCGAGGTCGTAAGGTTGGGATCTACACAAATTATTCAGACTGTCTTAAGCAAGTAAAGGATTATCAAGGAGCTAGATTTAAGAAATTTAAAACTAAAAAAGAGGCTAGTCACTTTATCTCGGTTAATGCTTTAAATAAGGGACCTAAGCCTATGCGCCCTAATAAGGAATTTAAACAAATGAATGTCCCTAAGCGTAAAGGATTTTCAGAACAATTCAAACCCCTTACATTAGTAGATAAGATCCCAGAAGATGCAAAGTATATTGTTTATCTCCATGGATTAAATGATATTAAAGAACAAACTGGTGCTTATGCCTATTCAATTAATAATTTAATTAATGGTAAAGTTAAAGATTGTACGAAGATTGACCACAAGACTACTAATGGGCGTTTATTACTTAAAGCCCTTAATACTTTCCTATCGAACGGTAAAGGAATTAAGAACCAGAAGGTTATTTTAGTATCTGACTCTCAATACCTAGTAGATTTACTTACTAAAAGTACTTGGTTAGCTACTTGGTGCTATACTGGATTTGTTACTACTAATGGGACTAAGGTAAAAAATGTTGATTTATTAAAAACAATTGTTAGACGAATTCAAGATTACTCTAACTTGGTTGTTAAGACTGGAAGCATAGATAAGCATACTAAATCGTTGGCTAGTCAAAAATTAGCCTTAAATTACCTCAATAAATGATTGACTTCTAAAAACATCGAAGTTAGAATTAAAATATATTAAAGGAAAGGAAGTTATAATAATGACTAAACTTAGTAATGAAGACCAAGCAAAATACGAACGCTCTATGGATATGGCACAAGAACTAATTGAAAAAATGGGTGATACTTGGGACGGAGCTGATATTGAAGACATTATCTTCTCAATTGGTGTAGCGGTTGACGATCTTTGTACAACTACTGATTTCCCACAAGAATTAGCCAATGATATTATCAGCATCACGCTTACCGATGACGATAGTACGGAAAGTGAATTAACTGATGAGGACGATGACCATATGGAAGTTATTTCCTTAGATGAAGACGATAGTATCGAATTCCTCAAACATTTACTTAGTAAAAAAGATAATAATTAAGTATTAGGACTTGTCTAATTGACAGGTCTTTTTATTTTGTCTTAACTTTGTAATATTGTTGTAACATTGCTGTAGTTGTTCTGTAATAGGTGCGTGCTATAGTAAAGGTGTAATCAAATATGAATATTGTATGAACAAACAACAAAGAATTCATATGTAAACGAAAGGATAGATGGTTTATTTTATTATCTAAGAAGAACAATGTTAAATTCGCTTTAGCTGGTGCTGTGATGGCAGGTGCTTTACTTGGTGCTACTACAGCTAATGCTGACACTAAGATTGATGATACTCATGTACGGGTAGAAGCTGGAGATACTGTTTCTGGCATTGCTAATAAGTACGGTACTGACGTATCAACAATTGCATCTGCTAGTAACCTTAGCGATGCTAACAAGATCTTCGTTGGTGATATTTTAGTGCTTACTCCAGAAGCACAGCAACCAACTACTAATAATGTACAAACTCCAGTAGCTAACCAAGCTCAACCAGCTAGTCAAGCTACTGTTAATACTCAACCTGTACAGAACCAACCAGTGCAATCACAAGCACCTGTACAACAATCAACTACCCCAGTTCAAAGTCAACCAGCTACATCTGCTGTTTCTGGTTCAGTTCATGACCAATTTATTTCTGCTGGTGGTACTGAAGCTATGTGGAGTTCTATTGTAATGCCTGAGTCTGGTGGTAATCCTAATGCTACAAATGGTCAATACTCAGGTTTAGGACAAACTAATCAAAGCTGGGGAACTGGTTCTGTGGCTTCTCAAACTCAAGGTATGATTAATTATGCTAATTCTCGTTATGGTTCTGTAGCAGGTGCTGTTGCCTTCCGTCAAGCTCACGGTTGGTGGTAAAATTAAATAATTGACATCAATTAGTCTTATGTTATACTTAAGGTATACATAGGGCTTTTTAATTTGTCTTAAATAGTCCAATTTTAGTTGAAATGGGAGAAGTTCAATAATATGGAAATTACTACTAAAGAGCTTATTGATCATGCAGGAGAAAACATTGATATAGACGCTAGACTTGTTAATAGCCATACCCGTTGGCTTGACTATGTTAAGGCTACTCTTCGAGATATAGACCCAAAGTATTATGATAATGTAGAAGATAGATTTAAAGATTTAGCTTTTAGCTTAATTGAGCTTCTTGGAGAAGCTACTACACAAATCACTAATCTTGATGACGAATTAGACCAAAAAGATGATGAATGGGATAACTATGTTGACGATATTCGGGCTGAATACGATGATAGAATAGCTGACTTAGAAACAGAACTAGCAGGAGCTAGGGAAGAGGAGGACGATTAACATGAATTATATTGATCTAGCTTATACCGTTGAAAAAGATAAGGTAGAAGAAAAAGTTAAAGAGATTACTGTCGGTAATGAATACCGAGTAGGCTAACATTGTTCCATTTGACGAAGACAATATGCTTCTTTGCTTAACTAAAGCGCCAGCCACTAATCATGGTTATCAGCCTAAACAATTAGGAGAAATGAAACCTCGTAACCGTGCAGGAGAACCCGCTACTACTCGCCAACTTAATTACATTCGGCAATTAGCTAATAAAGCTGATAAGGATCCAGCAAGCTTAGACTTAGATAATCTAACGAAGAAAGACGCTGGTCGCTTAATTGGTCGGCTTAAAAAGGAACAAAAAGTCCCTAAAGGTCAAGAAGACCTTGATTTCGGGCAGGGTTTTGATATGAGTGAATTAGATCAGATGAATTTTGGAAATTAATTCACAATTCCTCTTGCTTTTCTAATAAGACAGGTGTATTATAGAATTGTTGGTTAAATACATTAATTAAATGTTAGTCAAATGGCCAATCCTTTCTTATCGTGGAGTGGAGCAGTTGGTAGCTCGCCAGACCCATTATCTGGAGGTCACAGGTTCAAGTCCTGTCTCCGCAATTGGACTTAGTTACCTTTGGGTGATGATAGCTAGGTCCTGCCTTCTTAGAGTTAGACATTTGTTGAATGGTAGCTTCTTTTGGTTTGTAATTTTTGTTCGGACGTATAAGTTTAGCTGTGTGCAATTAGCACACTTGTCCCGATAGCCTAATTGGATAGGGCACCGGACTTCTAATCCGGCCGTGGGAGTTCAAGTCTCCCTCGGGACATTGTAGCAATTATGTGGAATAGATAGAATTTCATAAAAACACCTCCTTCCAATAAAATTGGATTTCAAAATAATTTAGTTGTAATACATAAGACAATAGGTTCACCCTACAAAGTTCCTTTCGTTAATACGGAAGACGAAAGTTAGTAGTCTTCTAAAGATGATTAAGTCTTAAAATTTCTTTATTCGTATCCTCTATCTAAGTAGGTTCGATTCCTGCAATTGCTATTGGCTAAGAAGTCTTTCTCATTTTATTCTTCTTAGCCTTGTATAATGGTGTTTAGTCATTATTATACTTCTTTTTCTTATTTTCTGTTAAACATCCTGTGGTATCTCCAGCGCAGGGTGTTTTTCTTTTGCTTCCACTATATTAATACTGATACAAGATTGTACAATCTTATTTCTTGTATTGAATTCAATATAAGGAGGTTATAATGTTAGACTAGGATAGTCTAGCCGTAACCTAGTTTCTCCTAGTGCTAACTCTAGCAATGGGAAAACATTATTTTAAGAATTTAGCTGTTGCAACAGTAGCCTTAGCAACTCTTGGGGCAACGATGTCTCTTTCCTCTGGAACTGTAATGGCGGCCAAGGGGGACCATGGTGTCGATTGGTCGAAATATCAAGGATCTAATGGTATCTTTGGTTATCCAGACGATAAGTTCGCTGTTATTCAAATGGGTGGTACTACTACTGGTTGGAATCTTTATGACCAGTGGACTTATGGATCACAGGTAAGAAGTGCTATTGCTCAAGGCAAACGGGCACATAATTATATCTGGTGGCAAAATGTTACGACTACTCAACAGGCGGATCAAGTATTAAATTACTTCCTGCCTAAGGTGCAGACACCGAGAGGCTCAATTATCGCTCTGGACGTTGAGTCAGGCTATCAGAGTACTCAAGCTATTGACCATGCTTGTCAACGAATTAAAGACGCAGGATATACTCCAATGGTCTATGGTTATAAGAATTTTCTTGTAAATAATACTGATCTTCATTATTTAGCAAGTAAGTATCAACTCTGGTTGGCGGAATACCCTAATTATTCAGTAACTAGAGAACCTAATTATAACTTCTTCCCTAGCTTTGAGAATATTGGTATGTTCCAATATACGTCAACAGCGATTGCTGGTGGTCTTGATCGGAACATTGACCTCACTGGTATTACTGATAATGGTTATACTAATGGTAATGCTCAAAAGCCTAAGACAGAAACTCCAGCAACGGAACAAGGTAAGCAACTTCATCAAGATACCCATAATTATGTGGTTAAGTCCGGTGATAGCTGGTGGAAGATTGCTAATGATCACGGAATGGATATGTACGCCTTAGCTAAGCTTAATGGAAGTACTATTAATTCTGTAATCTACCCCGGACAAGTTCTTCGGGTAGCTGATAAAGGCGAAGGTAATTCTGTTTCTAACAAGGTGCAAAAACCAGTACCAAGCGCTAATACTCAACAAACTTCAACCTACACTGTTCGTTACGGGGACAGTTGGTGGAAGATTGCTAATGATCATGGTATGAGTATGTATACTCTTGCACAAATTAATGGTAAGAGTATTTACAATACTATTTATCCCGGTCAAGTATTAAAGATTAGTGGAAACGCTCAAGTACAACAACGTAAGTCATATACTGTTCGTTATGGCGATAACCTTTCAACAATTGCTTATCGCTTAGGTACTTCTGTAAATCATTTAGTAGCTACTAATGGTTTAAGAAATGCTAACTTAATCTATCCCGGACAGGTTCTGAGTTATTAATGAGAGACTTATTTATAAATTCAATTTGGCAGAAATCGGGAGATACAAGTAGAACTTATATCTTTACCCTAACAGATGACCAAGGTTATAAAGTATCTTTTAGTGATAATGATAACGTTGTTGTAAAAATGAGTAATAAAACTGGTTACTTAAAGGATGTTGACTGTGAAGTTACGGATAAAGCAATTAATGTTGATAGTAAACAGTTTAAGGACCTCCCGTCTGATTATTACTATTTTGAGGTGTGGGTAACAGACGAGAATGGTAGGAAGTCAATTTACCCTGATGATGGTACGAAGAGTATTTATCTTGCTAATAATATTGAAAATGTTAATGGTAAGGTAATTAGTACTATAACTATTGATGAGCTTAGGAAACAGATCGCTTCCAGCGCTGTTCAAGGACCTCCCGGACCCGCTGGTCCTCAAGGACCTAAAGGAGACAAAGGAGACAAAGGTGACACTGGTGATGTAGGCCCAGCAGGACCAAAGGGTGATCATGGAGATACTGGACCTGTTGGACCACAAGGCCCAGAGGGTCCTGCTGGTCCCCAAGGACCAATTGGTCCTAAGGGTGATAAAGGAGATAAGGGGGATACTGGTGCTACTGGTCCGCAAGGTCTACAAGGAGTTGCAGGTCCTCAAGGCCCAGTTGGCCCAGTCGGTCCGCAAGGTGATCATGGTAGTAGTATTTGGGCAATGAAAATGTCTGTTGGGGGCAATGTTAGTGGTAGACCCATTACTGATTTATATAACGCTTCTGCTACTAATGTACCTGCTGTTAATGATCTAGTAGTTCAACCATATAGTAGCGTTTTTAGCGTTACTAATGTAATTAAGGATACTACTCCCGGAGCCGCTGATGGTGGTGCTACTTTTGATCTTGGGCCTTCGCTCTTTAGTATTAAAGGAGATACTCCTAGCGAAGATGATATTTTAGCTAAGACTAAACAATATGTAGATGACTCAATTTTAAATGGAAAGTGGTGATTAGATGAGCTTAAATGATGCAATGACTGACATCGTTAACGCCTTTTGCGCTAAAACCGGTGTAACTGATAAGCTTGTCACTGTGACTTACCACGTTCCTACTGGTACCAATGCAAAAAGTCTTAGTATATCAATTATTACTGATAGTGATGGTGGAACTGATGGTGATTTCACTACGGACAGGTATTGAGTTACTAAAAAGAAGTCTAGCTAATTAGCTAGGCTTTTTATATTAAAATTAAAAGAGAGTGATTGTAATTGAACTACTTAAATATTTTGGATTCTATTAGTGATCGTTCTAAGGTGTATTTTTTACCCGTAGACTCTACGGGTATAGTAAGCTATGAAAATGCCTTTTTAACGTTTCATCTTACTGATTTAGAGGGAAATAAAGTCACTACTATTACAGGTAATTACGATAGTAATGGCATCTACTTTGATCCTATTAATCTGATTGGTCTATCTGCTGGTAAAGTATATGGATTATATTTAGAAATTAGAACACGTACAGAACGTAATTATTTTCCGGGGCAAGAAATTCTTTATCTGATTTTGACTACAGATGCAAAACTATCTATCTTAAAAGATATTCCGGCTGATTACCTTAAATCAATTAGTAATAACAATAAGAATCAGCTATTTAGTACAGTATCCGTACAAACACTTCCATCAGATAGTGTTGGGTTTTCTAAGATTGTTGATAATGAATTAGTTCTAGGCATACCACAAGGTAAAGCTGGTGTAGCTGGACCTCAGGGTCCCCAGGGTCCTCAAGGTTTACCCGGTAAAGATGGAACAATTGATTCTGCTGAAAATCAAGCAAAGGTTAAGCAGTGGATTAATGATATTAACCATAATGATAGCTTGCATTCTGCTATTAATGTTATACAGAACGGTGCTTATGGTGACGGTATTCATGAAGATTCTCAAGCTATTCAAGACGCTATTGATCAATCTAAAGCTACTGGTGGTGCTGTTTACTTTCCAGATGGTAAGTATTTAATTAAACAATCACTAAAGGTTTATGGGGGTACAACTTTAATTGGTAACTCTCAGCAATCAGTAAAGATTATCCAGAATACCGGGCAAACACATATTAGTGGTACTGATTGTAATTATGTAACCATTAAGAATATTACATTTCAAGGGCCGGGAATGGACGCTTCTAATGGTGGTGGAATTGGTTTCGGTAGACAGAATAATAATAATATTATGGGAACCTATATGGAAAATGTTAGTGTTATAAATTGTGTTGGTATGGGTATTAGTATTAACTGTCCAATTACTTCATTGTTTAATAATGTGAGAGTAATGGGAATTGTTGGTAATGGCTTTAGCTTTTATCAATCTGGTACATCAGTTACTATGAACTCTTGCTATGCTATTACATGTACCCAAGCTGGCTATGAGTTTAACCAGATGAATTATTGTACCCTTAATTCGTGTGCCGTGGAAGTATGTGGAATTGGTTTCTACCTTCATGGTAATTGTAATAGCATTGCTCTGGTTGGTTGTGGTGCTGAAGATCAAATTCCTCGTAATACCGTTGATGGCGTAGTTTATAAAGGTGTTGATTATCAACTTGAAGGTGGCATTGGTAATAGTATGACTTCTTGTTATTCTCGTAATAATCAATATGCGGGAATTAGCTTGATTGGTGGTAATCCTACTATTACCAGTTATCGTCAAATTGGTAATGCGCAATACAGTATTATTGCTGATGATAGTGCTAGAGTAAAGCTGATTAATAATAATTGTGCTTCAAAAGTACAGGTTAAAAATGAGATCTAGTTATTATATTAAAAGTGATAATAAAACAATAAAGAGAGGGATAGGGATTGAATAAGCTTAGTTTCATCTCTAGCATTCCCGGTAATAAAGATACTTATATTTATGTATTGCCAACTAATTCACAAAAGTCTTTGAACCTTGATGAGGTTTCAATTAAGGTGCATATTCTGGACTTAAGTGGTAATTCGATCACAATTGGTTAAGGTGGTCAGTTATATGAGACGCTAGATTTGACAGGCAAAACTATAATCGTTTCTAATGAAGCTAGCTTACCAACTAATCAAGTTTCTAGTAGCTTTGTCACTATTACAAATTGGGTATTTGCTGTTATCAAACTTTCTTAATCTACTGTAGGTAATGCTATTACCCAAAGTATATAATTGGTAATGTTAAGGCTAATCTAAGTAAAGAGGTAACTAATCATGACTGGTACTATTTTGACTTAGATAATTTAGAGCCTCAAAAGTTAAATGTAGGGGCAGAAGGAGTAGTTAATATTTCTTCACTAAAATATTATAGATTTATTTTAGGTGTTCCTAAAAAATAGTTATTGATTAGTTTGTTTTAACTATACTTATAATTTTGTTTACAGCCTTTCCTGCTATTATGTAGGAAAGGTTTTTATTTTGCATTGGTTTAATCCCCTATATTATAATTAGCGAAACTATGTGATAAGAAAGGGGAATGCAGGGCTCTAATGAATAAATTAAGTTTTATTTCAAGCATTCCTAGTGATAATGATACAACAATTTATTTAGTGCCTACTAATTCTCAAAAGAGCTTACAGTTCTTTAACGTGGAATTAAATATGCACTTTTATGATCTTAGTGGTAATAGTCGTTTAACTATTCCGGTAAATGCTAACGATGACGGTGTTTACTTTAAGCTAAGCCAGTTATCTTCATTAGGGCTAGGAACATATGCTTTTTATCTTAGTATGCGTTATTCAGATCATATGGAGTATTATCCTAGCAATACAGCAAAGTATATTACTTTAGCTTACAGTAATAATAGATTAGTTTTTAAGAGCATCTTTACTCCCGAAGCTACTAATATTACTCCTCCCGATACGAGTAAGATTGTTGAACGCCAAGTTTTGCACGTTCATGATATTGATATTAAAGATATTAAAGTATCTACTATTGACTCTAATAAAAACGCCAATGTTTACCTAGATCAATACGATGTTTTACATTTTGATATTCCTAAAGGTGAGACTGGTAAGTCTTTATATGAATTAGCACGGGACGCTGGTTTTAATGGTAGCTTTAAGGACTATGAAAAGACTCTAGTTGGTCCTACTGGTCCTAAGGGTGATCGTGGATATAACATCTGGTTTGACATTCACGACTATGGAGAAAATTATCGTGGTTCATATTGGTCTGATTTAAAAGGCTCTGCTCCAGATCGAGGGCCACAAGTTAGTGACTTAGTTGTTTTGAGCAGTGGTCACCTAGTGCAAGTAACTGGTGTTAGCTACGGTGGAGTTCCCGAAGCTGGCGGGGGTACTTTTAATTATGGTCCTTATTTAGCTAATCTAGCTGGTGTGGCTGGTCCCAAGGGGGATAAGGGTGAAACCGGACCACAAGGTCCACAAGGTGTAAAAGGTGACACAGGATCTCAAGGTCCTCAAGGTGTAGCGGGCAAAGATGGTCACTCTATTTGGCAAAATACACAGCATTATGGTCCTAACCAAAAACTACAATGGTTTAAAGATTTAATTAACGCAAGCGCTTCTAACCCGCCTAAAGTTAATGATACTATGATTAATGCTGACGGTAATATGGCAATGATTACTAATGTCAATATTACTAATGATCCAAGTACAGGTGGCGGAACATTTGACTATGGTTCTTGGATTGGTAATATCAAGGGTCCACAAGGTCCTGCTGGCCCTAAAGGAGATACTGGTAATGTTGGCCCACAAGGACCTAAAGGTGAAAAAGGTGATTCCGGATTTTATCACTACACTGTAGACTTAACGGACACTAAGTATAATCGTAATAAGTGGTACTATGTAGAAAGTAACGGTAATTCATTTGGTTCCTTGGGAAGTCTTAGTTACTTTAGTTTGGAAGCTCCTTTAGGTATAGGAGTAAATGTTCCTTATGGCAATCACATTACTCGTAGAGATCATGGTTATTATTTTGATGCTTGTGCTCGACAAACTGTTCTTTATGGTCAAGGTGGTTGGGGTCATTATGATTATCATAGGATAATTGTGCTTGATGATGAAATGAACTATATAAGAGATGGTAAGCGTCTATTAACCTTTGCTGTTCCTAGTGATAATAACTTGAACTATGCTTTCTACGCTCGTGGTGGATTAAAGATTAACATAGCTTCTGATGTCTCTGGATTAACTTGGACTCCACATACAGATACATTTGTAGAAAACGATATTACGATACCTGTGCTTGACAATGCTCCAGATCCAAGGGAAGTAGGGCTACTTGATGATCTTACTTTCTGGGCATTACCGATGTCTCAACTGAAGCAACAGATGAGGAGCAGTAGTGTTTGGTTTAACAAGAATGCTTATGGTGGTAACTTACAAGGAAAATGGTGGTCTGATCTTTACAATACTAAAGTTGGTTTTGGTCCACAGGTTGGTGACTTAATTATCCAAACTAATGGTATGATTACCCAAGTAACTGCTGTTAATGCTAGTGGAGATGCTTCTACCGGTGGTGGTACCTTTGATATGGGTGATGTTATTGGTAATATGCAAGGTCATACCCCTGTACGAGGTACTGATTATTGGACTGACGCAGATAAAAATGAAATTAAGTCTTATGTAGATGACGCAATTTTAAATGGAAAGTGGTGATTAGATGAGTTTGAATGAAAAAATGACAGGACTAATGGATGCTTTGCGAAATAGATATGCGCTAACCAATAAATTAAGTTTAGCCGATGCTACATCTGCTATTTCAAAAGTTGTTTTGTATACTCCGGTTGAACTTGAGTTTAGTCAAACTAGTAACAGTTGCGATTTCTATCAAACGGATAGCGGCTATAAGTATGTTGCTAAATTTAATGATAAATACGGCATTACAGGCCCGTATCAATATTACGATCAACGAATAATTAAGCCTGGAAAACGATATAATTTTAGTGCGCTTGTTAGGGGAACGATAAGGCTTAAAAAGATTGGAGAAGAAAGCAATGGCATTCTTTTAGACTTACCCCTAGATGCTGAAAAGTGGCAACGGCTTTCTTTTAATTTCATTGCTAAGAGTGACATTGTTATTTATGGAACTGCTAAAGTAGGCGACTGGATTGAAGTAAAGGATGTCCAATATTCAGAATTTGGGGGGTAAATAGCGTCCTCTTTCTGCTATTGCTTCCAAGTTTGGATGCAATAGCATGAACTAAAAAAGTAAAATACTAGACGCACAATTTAAGAAATAAAATTAGCTCTAGTGGTAGTTGCAAACTTTGGAATGCAATTACTACTAGGGCTTTTCTTTTACAGTTTTGTACCTTTTAATTGCTATGCACCTAATTCTCTATATTATTAAATAGGTGATAAGAATGACTTATGATGATGTTCTTATTAAACGTAAGAAGTTATTTAAGCATATGGATCGTAAGAGAGTGTTTAAACGTAAATCACATAATACCGAAACTCGTTATTGTGCAGTTTGTGGTCGTCCTCTTACATCCTATGTATTTAAGACAGGGGAGTTTGTTACCTCGGTTAAGCATATTCATTACTATGTAAATGGAACTTTTTTATCTGGTTCTATTTGTTATAGCCCACACAGTTGTTTTCGTTATTTAAGAAAGGAAGTGAAATAACTTGTCTGGTTTAACAGATTCAATTCGTCAAATGATTTCAGCAGGGGAGACTGCTGATAAAGAACAAGCAACCGATAATATTAAACAAACAATTGAATTAGTTTCTAAGAAGCTTTTAGATCAGGCAATGAGTGGAACTTCTGAACTTGACGTTAAAGACTTAAAGGACTTAGCTTCTGTTTATACTTTATTACAGCAAACTTCTGCTGGCGATGATACGCAAACAGGTGCTCCACAAGCTCCTGCTGGTATGAGTGATATTTTTAATGACTCTATCCCTGTTTATAAAGATCCACAGGACGAGAATAAGAAACGGGTAGATCAAGACGATTTAATTGATTTATCATCTAAAGATATTGATAAGATGGTTTCAGACCAGTTTAAGGAACAAAATGATTTAAACTATAAGGCTAATGAAGCTTGATCTATCTACAATACTATAAAATAAATAACTTTTAATAAAAAACCACTTAAACTAGGAATAAATCTTAGATTAGGTGGTTATTTTAATTGATTAAGTTGTATAATAATGATTGTTTAAAAATTTTACCGACTTTACCAGACCATAGTGTAGATATGGTTTTATCTGACCTTCCGTTTGGGACGACTAAAAATCAGTGGGATCATATTATCCCAATGGATCAGCTTTGGGAACAGTATAAACGGTTATTAAAAGTAGGTGGGGTAGTTGCTTTGTTTGGTGACGAACCTTTTTCGTCTAAGTTAAGATTATCTAATCCTAAATGGTATCGTTATGATTGGTACTGGATAAAAAATCGAGGTTCGGGTTTTCTTAACGCTAAGAGAATGCCTTTAAAAGCTGTGGAAACAATTTCAATTTTTTATCCTAAGCTTCCTCTGTATAATCCACAGATGACTGAGGGAAAGCCATATAGAGCTAAGAATGATACTAAAAGTAATAATTGGGGTTCTTATAAAACCGGTTGGGCTACTGATAATAAAGGTACTCGTTATCCAGTTAATGCTATTCATTTTAATAAATTAGCAAAGACTATCCACCCTACTCAAAAACCAGTTGATTTATTAGAGTATTTAATTAAAACATACACTAATGAAAACATGACTGTATTAGATAATGTAATGGGTTCTGGGTCGACAGGAGTAGCTTGTAAGAACTTAAATCGTAATTTTATTGGTATGGAAATGGATCGAGGACTATTTCAAATTAGCAGAAGGAGCGATTAGATGGGAACGTGGATTAAATGTTTACTTTTTATCCTATTAATTTTAGTTATTATTGTTACTCTTTTTGCTGTTGTTGGATATAGTGTATTATTTTTAATTTCACTTTTCATATTACTGTTGATTTTAGCTTCTTAAATGCTGTGTTTGCTGGTGGAGCAACCTGTGTTTGTTTTAGCTTAATTGGGGGTATCTGGAGTGAAAAATAAATTAAAGAGTGGGCTATCTTATATTATTTTTGTAATTTTTGTTAGCTTAGTATCTTCTGGTTTTGTTTATCTAGTTTCTTTTATTCCTTTTTTAGGTCCTATTCCTAATTATTCCTATTTATTTTGGCTTTCATTTTTATATCTTATAGAGGTTAAGATTATTAAGAAATTATTTAATTTACATACTAATCTAGTATTAATAATTTTATTTGTCCTTGTATATGGGGCTGGTTTTGCTTATTTAGGACTACCAGCTAATAATTGGTTAGCTCTTTTCATGTTATTCTTATCTATTTTAACAGCTTCTATTGTACAGTTAGGTTATCGTAATTTTAAGCGGGGTGCGAATGGTAAAACAAAAGATTATTAAATCTCCAATTAATTATATGGGAAGTAAGAGACGTTTGCTTCCTCAGTTGTTGCCAGAACTACAACAAGATAATATTGATACTTTCTTTGACTTGTTTGCGGGTGCTGGTAATGTTTCTTTAAATGTTAAGGCTCAATTTCATGTTTGGAATGATCTTTCTACTCCTTTGATTCAAATGTTCAGAGACTTATCTACTTTAAATACTTTGCAGTTTGAAGCTTTAAAGAGTATGTCACTGGATTTAACTAATAAGGACGAATTTTTGAAGCTGAGAGCTGATTATAATTCTGGTTATTTTGAATGTGATTTTGATAAATCCATTTCTCTCTATCTGCTGATTATTGCTTCTTTTAATGGTTTGCCTCGTTTCAATAAAGCTTTTGAATATAATATGCCTTATGCCAATTCTGAACGGGTTAATAAGCGGTATTTAGAGAATAAGCTAAAGATTTTAGGTGAATTCATTAAAACAGTTAAAAATGGTTCTTACGGATTTACTAGTAAAAGTTATGATAAAGTAATTAACCTTAATACTGTTCATGATAATGATTTAGTTTATATGGACCCACCTTATAGTTTAACTACAGCTACCTATAATGATGGTAAGCGAGGTCTTAGCTGGACTGAGGAAAATGATGTTGAATTAGTAAATTACTTTAGAGACTTAACGCAAGCTGGAGTTAAAACTGCGATGTCTAATGTGCTATCACATCGTGGAAAAGAGAATAAAGTTTTAGCAGAGTTTATTAAAGCTAACCCAGATCTTAAAGTTGTTCATTTTAATATGGATTATTCTAATTCAACTTACCATACTAAATCTGGTAAGAGTGACGAAATTTTAATCAAAAACTATTGACATCTATTGTAAATAGGGTTAATATAATAAGTATAGAATTTCATAGATTAGAAAGCTTACAGTATTTTCATCTCCAATGGACTGTAGGCTTTTCTTTTTGTCTTTTTAGGATTATAATTGTATTAAATTATTGTGAAAAGAGCTTGGTTAATGCAGACAAAAGAAAGTCCTAAAAAAGAACAATTACTTAAAACTGTTGTTTCTACCGGTTGTCCTTATTGTCATTATCCTCATAAGGTAGAGTATTTACCTGATAGTGGAATGGGAGTATCTATTGAGTGTGACGATTCTGGTATAATTCAGCCTTATCTATCTGTAGAGCATACAGGTAATTTTGACGAAGAAGTGTTTGCTGATATTGTAGAGCAGATTGAGATTAAGTTTTGTCCTTTTTGTGGTAGGGAGTTGTAATTGACGTATTAAGTTAGGTAGAAGATTAATAGTTAGAAAAAGTCTAGGATTAAGTTCTTAGGCTTTTTTATTATGTTATAATAATGAATGTGCAAAGGTGGTGATTAACTGTTAATTAAAGGATATTAAAATACGATCACCTATGATATAATATCTACAGAAAGATAAAATGTGAGGTAGATATTATGTCAATGCAAGGTGGTGAAAACGATGATAAGAACTCAAAAGGTAAGACTTTATCCCAATCAAATGATGAAAAAGGTTCTTGATGATCTATGTGATTATCGTAGGTATTGTTGGAACAAAGGATTAGAAACTTGGAATGATATGTATGAAGCTCATAACTTGAACAAGAAAGACAATCCTATCCCTAATGAAAGCAGAGTCCGTAAGGAGTTATCCTCTAATAAAGCTGACTGGCAATATAGTTTATCGTCACGGTGTTTATACTTAGCAATTTCTGATTTAGGTAATGCTTGGAAGAAGTTCTTTAATAAAGCATTACCTGATTGGGGAAAGCCTAGATTTAAATCTAAGAAAGCTCCTAGACAAGGATTTAAAACTGATAGAGCTAAGATTGTTAATGGTAAGTTAAGACTTGATAAACCACACAGAGTTAAAACTTGGTATGATATTAGTTTTAAAGGTGCTAAGGCTTTAGATGGTGATTTAAAAGTTGTTTCAATTTATCGTGAAAATGGTAAATACTGGGCTAGCCTACCTTTTGAAGTTGAAATAGCTAAGAAACCTAAAACTGGTAATAAGACGGCAGTAGATCTAAATGTAGGTCACTTTAACTATACTGATGGGAAGCTTAACGTCTTACCTGCTAAATTGCAAAAGCTTTATAAGCGGATCAGGCATTATCAAAAAATGCTAGCTCGTAAGAGAAAGGTTAATGGTAAGTTAGCTACACAAAGTAATAATTATGTTAAAACGAGAGCCAAGTTGCAACGTGATTATCGTAAAGTAGTTAATATCCAACATGATCTTTTGCAGAAGTTTACGACTAAGCTGGTTGATAGTTATGACCAGATTGTCATTGAAGATTTAGCAGTCAAACAGATGCAGATGACTCATGTAGCTTCTAAAGGTATGCAGAGATCACTGTTTGGTTATTTTAGACAAATATTAACCTATAAGTGTGAATGGTATGGTAAAGAATTAATCTTAGCTGATCAATTCTATCCATCAACACAACGCTGTTCTGCATGTGGTCACATCAAGCAAGGCAAAGATAAAATTGGTCTCGATGGTAATCAAAAACATGGTACTAAACACAATGAATATATTTGTTATGAATGCGGTGTGGTAATGGATCGAGACCAAAATGCAGTCTTAAATCTTTTGGCTTTAGCGTAAAGAAGAAAAAAATATAATTGGGGCTGGCTAAGCCCTTAAGCTGTAAGAGTTGGTCAATGCCATTACCCTCTAGTTAGGATATGAGAATACCAGCGTTGACGACAGTAAATAAAATAAAGAAAGGAAAAGCTATATTTCTTTCTCAAACATAATTACTTAGCATATAGGATTATGTTTGTTCACATTTTATATAGCAGGTGATAGCTGATTAGTTTAAAATCAATTTATAAAAAGTCCTTGCAAAAGGTAGTTGATAACGCTAGTGCTGAGACGTTTTTGCCCGATATTGATCGGATTATGCTTAAAGTATAAGCACTTAGGACTAACTAAAGAGCAACAAATGAAGATCTTAGAACAGCTTAGTATTGCTATTGACGTAAAGATTAGTAGATTAGCACAAGAGATTCGAGAGGAAGATGATAATTAAGTGGATGGTAAACAATTAACAAAGTTAGGCTAGGTCGATGTTTAACTTAGGTCCTAAAGATCCTATCACAGTTGACCAATTGAATTATGTGCTGGGTATGAGTAGACCCAGTAACTATTTACTTCAACACCATACGATAAATGGTAAGCCATTAACTTTTAATGTACCAGATTACGATACAACCCACGCTTTGGGTCATCGTCCTTGGCAGGTAGGTATAGTCAACAGTGCTAATGATCAAGATATTTGTGTGATAAAAAGTCGGCAACTGGGGCTAAGCGAAGTCGGTATAGAGATGATGATTTATTGGCTAGACACTCATTCATATGATCGTGCTTCTGGTCTATACGCCTTTCCTACGTATCGCCAATTGGATACGTTTTATAAACAACGTATTAGACCAGAATTTGAAAATGGTTATTATAGATCTCTAATAAAAGATCCTAAAACAATGACTATGAAAGGTATGAAAATTAGAGATAGTGAATTAACATTCAGAACGGCTTCTAATGGGGCATCCCTAGAAGGATTACATATAGATGTGACGGCTCTCGATGAGTACGATCGTATCAGTCCTCTAGCAGAACAATCAGCTATTCAGTCTATGGAGTCTTCAAAGTATAAACTCTTAAGACGTTGGTCTACCCCAACAACTAAAGGGTATGGGATTCACAAATTGTTTATGGAGTCTGATCAACGGTATTGGGTACATAAGTGTCAACATTGTGGTTACGAACAAGTTATGGATTATAATAAAAATATTAAGCAGGTCCATAAAGATGGTATTGATACTATAGGTAAAGTTGTTCAACCGGGTACTTTTCAGTTCGTATGCCAAAAATGCAAACGTCCAATTGATAGATGGTATAATGGTAGGTGGGTAGCTATGAAGCCGGGTAAGGGAAGACGTACTGGCTTTAGTATTTCACAAATGAATGCTACGTGGATTACGGCAGACCATTTAAAGCAAGAGGAACTGCGAAGCCCCTCGAAACAGTATTTTTATAATTACAATCTTGGAATGCCTTATCAAGACTCTGGTACAACTTTTAGAGAAGAAGATGTACTTTACCATATAGATAATAATTATAAACATCCAGATAATCGTGATAATTATAAGTATGTGGTTTCTGGTATTGACTGGGGACAACATTATCATCATATTGTTACTTTAGGTATGCGTCCTAATGGTAGGATTGATTTAATGGATATATACCGTGTACCTAAGTCTACAGGTGTTGAACATATTGAAGAAGATCTTAATTTAGTTGTTAGACACTTAAATCTTTATCAACCAGACTTAATTTTACCTGATAGTGGTTATTCTGGTTCCTATAATCAAAAATTAATGGCTTATTATGGAATTCAACGTGTTTATGGGGTACGAGTAAATTCTGCTCTTTCTAAGGGGGATTTTGTAGCTCATTTTAATGACTCTGATAATTCTGTTTTAATTGATAAGTTAGCACAAAATGAAATTATGATGGGTAATTTGAGACGGGGTGATATTCATTTCTACCAAGGATCTCAAAATGACCCAATGATTAAGTTATTTATTACTCATTGGAAGAATATTATTATCCGTACTGATGATAGAGAAGATAAGCAAACCCACACTATACAACAAGTTCAAATTATTACTCGTAAAGACGGTGATCATTCAGCACAAGCAAGTGTTTATGCAATGGTGGGGCTTGATAAGTTAATGAAAGAGGACGCAATGAAGCGTAGAAAGTCTACACAGATTGATTATCTTGATAATGACATCTTTACCCCAGAACAGACGGATATACAACGAGAATATGAAATTAAGAACGAAACGGAGTTCTAATTAAGTAAAAGACCTCTACTAGTGTAAAAGCTAGTAGGGGTCTTTTTCAGCTATATTATAAAGAGAATTGTAGGTGCTTTAATGTATATTTTAAATAAAGGGGTGAAGATTATATGAGTTTTTTAGATCGCTGGTTTGGCTCTGAGAATGCTGATGATTACATTGATCTTGAACAGTTGAATAAGCAAGAAATTGCTAAAAGCTTTAGAGCTGGTAGATCAGACCAGCGGGTTGATAATGCTTATATTCAAATTGGTGCAGATAGTCATAATCGCCAAAACCCCCAGCGAGAAAAGATTAACCAAGATTATTATTTAAGAAAGAAAGATCAACTAAGAGCTTATGCAGATGACCTATTAGTTCAAGCAATTATTAGAACTAGAACTAACCAGATCTTAAACTTTGCTACTCCTGCCCGTTTATCTAGTGACGATAATGGGTTTAGAGTTGTTAAAAAGGGTAAGCAACTTAGTGATATGACAACACATGAAAAAAATGTTGCTAAGAAGTTAGAGGACTTTATTTTCTATACTGGTAAGGACCAATTAGACTGGCGTGATGATTTCCCAACTTTCCTAGCTAAGATTATTTATGATTTTTATGTGTTTGACCAAGTTAATATTGAACGGGTTTATGAAAGTAAAAGATCTAATAAATTAAACCATTTTAACCATGTAGACGCTTCTACGGTTTTAATTGATAAATACCCTACTAGTATTGATAAGCCTAAGTCATTTGTACAGGTGGTTAATAGTAATGCTAGTGATAAAGATAGAATTTATTTTAATAGTAAAGAGCTAGTATTTTCTACTTATTGGAGTCAAGATAAGCCTTATTCTGGTGGGTATGGTTTTTCACCTGTTGAAGCAGGTATGGAACATATTCAGTACCATATTAATGTTGAGCAATTTAATGCTCGTTTCTTTAGCCAAGGTGGTATGACTCGTGGTCTGTTGCTTTTAGATCCGGGTGATGGTTCTGGTACTTCTCAGTCTAACTTAGACGCATTAAGACGTAATTTAACTCCAGCACAAGGAATCAACGGTTCGTGGAAAATTCCAATTATTCAAGCACATGATGCAAAGTACGTCAACATGACACAATCCTCTAAGGATATGGAATTTATTAATTTCCTTAATTATCTTAATAATATTATTTGTGCTGATTTTAATATCCAACCCGATGAGATTAACTTTCCTAATCGAGGGGGAGCTAATGGTAAGACTGGTGGTAGTACCTTAAATGAGGGTAATACTACTAGAACTAAAATGGACGCTTCTCGTAATAATGGGTTAGAACCTGTTATGAAGTACATTGAACGTCTAATGACTGATAAGATTTTACGATACGTTGACTCTGATTATATGTTTGTCTTTAGTCCAAGTGATCAAGGTAAAGAGAAACAACTACAAGATGAGTTAGCATTAAAACTTAAGAATGGAATGACGATTTCAGAGGCGAGAGCGCTTATGCACTTACCTAAGCTTGACTTACCAGATATTCCGGGTAACTCGGACAACCTTATCCAATGGCTTGCTATTCAAGATAAGATGAATCCAGAGGCTAATGTAGAGCAACAACACCAAAATGATTACAAGCCGGGACACGAACAGTCATTAGATAAGCAATCAGACACTAAAGAAGATCCTAATAAGCAAGATCTTAAGAGTCCAGAGGAGACTAATGTAGGGAATACAGATTAGCTAGTTTCCTATATTATTAAACAGAAAAGTTTATGTATTCTAAGTAGACGGGTGGTGAGATCTAAAGTTGAAAAAGAATTTTGATGTATTCTTACCAATTGATAAAGTAGAGAAGTCTGGTGAAGGTGACGAAGCTACTTATACAATTTCTGGGATGGCCTCCACATCAGATAAAGACCTACAAGGGGAGACGATAGACCCGCAAGGTATAAATGCTGACTATCTACTAAGCGATGGTTGGGTTGATTTTGAGCATGATCGTGATCAAGTAATTGGAGTACCAACAGAAAATACATACGTAGACTCTAAAGGTTTGTTCCTTGAGGCTAAGCTTTTCAAGAATATGCCACAGGTACAAGATATTATTAAGCTTTACCATAATATTAAAGATAATCATATTGATCGACAACTTGGCTTTTCGATTGAGGGTAATGTTTTAGAACGAGACGCTAGTGACGACTCTATCATTAGACAAGTTCAAATTACTGGTGTAGCGGTAACTAAGAACCCAGCTAATACTCATGCTACTTGGGAATTGGTTTCAAAGTCTATTTTTGGTTTAGATAATGAGGAACCTACTAAGGATTCAGATACTACAGATTCTAAGCCTATGTTAAGTATGACTGTAAAATTAGATAAGACAAATAAAGCTCTAACTGCTGGTCATGGAATTACTCCTAGTACCCAGAATGATGGTGGAGCCTTTAGAACAGAAGCTCTTTCTGGTCAATTGGTTAGTTTAGCTGAAAACATGAAGCAGGCTCGTAAGATTGGGTTAAGACCAGTTGCTAATTCAGTAGCTGATATTTTAGCTCATAAGGACTCTGGAGATGATGTAATGATTTTATTCTTACAATTGTTCGAGGGTCTTTCTTATAATGATTCACAAGCTGTGGTTCATGCAATTAATACTAATAACCTAACTACTAGTCGATTGGAAAGAATTTTAAGTGGTGCAGATGGTATCACTGATGATTAAGGAGGATTAATTTTGCCTGATAAATTAAAGAATGCTATGGACGCTATTGATAAAGCTCGTAAGTCATTAGTGTCTACAGAAGACACAGTAGAAAAGTCTGCTGAAGTTGAAAAGACTGATCCAGATGTAAAAGCACAGGAAGAAGCAACTAAGTCTACTGAGGAAGCTGAAAAGAACGTTAACCAAGCTACTATTTCAGATGATAATGAAAAAGTAACTAAGGACGTTGACGATGATGTAGAAGAATCTGCTGATAAAAAGGATAAGTCAACTAAGTCTGCTGATGAAGCTGAAAAATCAGAAGACGAACCTGCTGTAGAAAAGAATACAGACGCTAAGACTGAAGAAGCTAAGGCTAAGCAACATAAAGAATTAACTAATGTTGATGATCCTAAGGGTCATGAAGAAGCTTCTAAGTCATTTGATACTAAAGCTGTGATTGACGCTTTGACTAAGTCTGTTGATACTATGGCTGAAATGCAAAAGTCTTACAAGGAATTGGCAGAAGCTTCTATGGAAATTGCTAAGTCATTCTTGGCTAAGCAAGCACCTATTGAAGATCAAGCTGAAAAGTCAGTAGAAAAGTCTCAAGATAAAAAGTGTGGAGACGATGATGATGTAGAAGAATCTGCTGATAAAAAGTGTAAGACAGCTAAGTCTGATGATGACCAAGAACCAGATACAGATGATGAAGCTAAAGATGATAAGGAAGACAAGGCTAAGAAGTCTGTAGAAGAACCTGCTGATAATGCTGATGAAGCTGAAAAGTCAGTAGAGGAACCAGCAGAAGAAGATAAGGCTGAAAAGTCAATCCCTACTGGTAAGGCAGTTGCTACGGGTGCAGAAGAAGCTAAGGACGATACAGTTGCTAAGTCTGTAGAAACTCAAGAAGACGGTGTTACTAAGGAAGCACTTGAAAATGTAATCGCTAAGTCATTGCTTGGCTTTGACGGTGTACAAAGTGGTATTAACTTGGAACGTAAGCAAGCCTTAAAGAGTCTTTTAGCTGATACTCGAGGACTTAAAGGTACTACAGTTCCCGATAGTTTTATTGAAAGATATAACGAAATTTAGTTTTTAATTAAAAAACCATACTTATGTCTATATTAGATATAGACAACGAATGGTAAAATGGAAAGGATGAAAATTTTGCCAGAATTACTAAAAGAAAAGACTGTAGTAAAGTCTGTTTTTAAACAAGATCAAGAAGACAAGTTAAATAAGTCTTTAAACAATGATAAGGCAGACCGGGTTGTTAAAGCCTTTACTGCTGGTACTGGTATTACACCAGAAACACAACCAGATGGTGCCGCTTACCGTATGGAAGCATTAGATCCTACTCTTAACATCTCTACTTATGGAGACGAAGATTATACAATCTATAAGGATCTCGCTAAGGTACCTGTTAACCAAACTGTTCAAAAGTATACTGTTTACTACTCACATGGTCGTACAGGACACCAAATGTTCCAACCAGAAATTGCTAAGCTTCGTTCTAACGAACCTCATGCACGGCAAAAGACTGTTAACGTTAAGTTCCTTGTAGATACTAAGGGTAGTTCATTTGCAATGCAATGGGCTAATACAACTGTTGATACCAACATCTTGTTGGAAATCTCAGCTATTAACAACATTGCTAAGGCTATTGAATATGCTACTTTCTATGGTGACTCAGACTTGGCTCAACAAGACGGTGAAGGTCTTGAATTTGACGGTCTTGAAAAGCTTATGGACGAACACAACAAGATTGATATGCGTGGTTCTTCCCTTACACCACAAGCACTTAACTTAGCCGCTGTTAAGATTGCTCAAGGTTATGGTACACCAACTGATGCTTATATGCCGGTAGGTATTAAGGCTGATTTCGTTAACGAACACCTTGGTGCACAACGTATCTTACAACCTAACTCAGCTGGTGCTGGTATGCAAGTTGGTCTTGATATTCAACGGTTCATTTCAGCTCGTGGTAATATTGCTCTTCATGGTTCAACTATTATGGACCTTGATAAGAAGCTTGATATGGACGGTGCTGTAGACCAAGACGCTCCAGTAGCTCCAACTGTTAAGGCAGAAGTTGTTACTGGTGACAATGGTATGTTTATGGCAGACGACAAGAAGGACAAAGATGATAAGGTTGTTCTTAACAAGTCTGTTGGTGTTGACTTAACATACCGTGTAGTCGCCGTAGGTCAACAAGACTCATTACCATCTGATGAAGTTAAGGTTAAAGTTACGAACACTACTGATACTGTTAAGATTACTGCAACTCTTAACCGGATGGTTGCTAACGTTCCTGATTACGTAGCAATCTATCGTAAGTCAGATGTTCCGGGCGATGACCAATTCTGGCTTGTAGGTCGTGTAGCTAT